GACCAGGATCTATAATATTCTCCTGTTGATCACAATCATACAGTCTCATCTTCCCTCTGTCAATACCCACAACAAATCTTTTGTTCATTGTAGGATCATTGTATCTATTTTTTAATTGCTTGATCATTATTTGACCGTTTGCTTCCAAGTCTTCACTAGAGATAAGAGCAAACATAAAGTCAGCAGTTGCAGGAAGACCAAAAGATTCAGAAGTGTCGGTAAGTTCCACGTCTGAATTACCGTAACCTGATCTAGTAGTTTGAGTAGCACTAATGATAGGAAGGTTGCACTCAGCAGCAAGACCACGGAGTTCTTCAGCGATTGCTTTAACATAGGTATAAGAATTAACTATTGCCCCTTTATATCTAGCAGATGCACAGATATTTAGATAGTCTACAAACACTACGTCAGGAGTAAAAGACTTTTTAATTGCTAACTCTTGTAGTAGAGATTTGAAATGACCTACGTGTGCTGCTGCTGTTGGATATTCTTTTACAATAAGACGACCTTGAGTTTTCTCTGCAACCTTTGTCATCTTATTATCGTACATAACTTTAGGTAATGTTTCCAGTTGTTGTACGTTTATATTTAATAAGTTTGCATCAATACGTTCAGCAATTTTTTCCTCTGCCATTTCACAAGTAATATAAAGAACATTATATCCTTGCATTAGATGTGAAGCAGCAGTATGGCACATAAACAATGACTTACCAACACCAGTTCCTGCCAGTGCAATGTTTAATGTCTTTTTACCTAGACCACCCTTTGTAATCTTATTGAGCATAGAAATATCAAAAGGAATCTTCTCTTCCTTTCTATGATAGAAATCAAATCTATCATCAGCATCATCTATGTAATCGTGTCCAACAGAATTATCAAAACTAACAGCAAGTGCATCAGTAAGTAATGATGGAATAGCATCTCTACTTGCTTTCTTTTCACCGTCAGCAATTTGAATTGACTCTAATAGAGCATTGTATATTGCACGATCACGACACCACTTTTCTGTAGTGTCTACTAACCATTTAATATCGTGTGCTGTGTCTTCAAAATTAGAAATACTATTTTCTATAGTCTTAGATTGTTCATCTGTAAGATCTTTACGAGTTTCTAATTCAATAGTCAATGCTTCCTTAGTTGGAAGACGATCATACTCAACAAAATATTTTGATGTTTCTTCAAAAATTATTTTATTATTAATATCTTCAAAATATTCTCCTTTAAGATGTGGAATTACTTTACGAGTAAATTTTTCTTCGGAAAATAATGATGAGACAATTAGGTTCTCAAGATTAGACATAATGTGTGTAAGAACTTACGATAAATTTGTCGTTAGAAATAGTACGTTTACCTTCGTGAGGGTATAACCATAGAGGAGGGAACATAACTAATCTACCTTCCTTTGGTTTTATTGTAGGACCGTTTTCAAAAACTGTCTCACCACCTTCTTCAACATCATTTAGATACCAGAACATTGATAAGAACCTACGAGCAGATGCGTGGTCTCCTACATCAACGTGTTTATCAAAACGATCATCAGTTCCCTTCTCATATTTCTTAACTCTGAATTGTTCAAGAGCAGATTTGATAGGGAAGTATGGTCTACAATCTACATCCTCCATATATTTTTGGACATAGTAATGTGATGATTCAATCAAAGCATTCTGTATCAATCCCCACTCAGACCAAGGAGACACATTGAGATTATGCTCATTGTCATCTATTGCCTGTGTGATATTAAATTGACGAAACTTAGGTAGACCTTTTTGATCTACCTCTTCGTGAATCTGACTACCAAATAATCTAATAACGTTTTTGCAAACAGTATTAGGTAATGTGTAGTCATAAACTTGTATGTAGTCTCTAAGTTCCACTAACCGTACGCGAATTCTTTTTGTGCTGCTTCATCCAGTTGTTGCATTATTCCTTCGGTGAAGTACTTGTCAGGATCGGCAAGGATAGCAGAAGGATAAACGGAAGACTCACCAACAACAATCCTATTACCTCGTTTTGTGAAGACTCCATACTTTTCACCCAACTCCAGTAATCCATAATACCTGTCGAGTCCACGTTCGTCATAGAAAAGACGAGTAGTAATTTTAGCATTCTCTTTTGTAAATCTAGATTTTTTTGTTTCACATCTAATGATGTTTCCGATCACTTCTTTACCATCTTTCTCTTTAGACTTAGCAAGATAGATGATAGTCGATGCTGCATATTTAAGACCAGAACCACCGCCCATTTCTTTTGTAGGTACATATGCACCTACTACATCATATGTATGGTTTGTGACAATCATAGGTATGTTCGCTTTACCCAACTTCAAAGTAAGAACACGGAAGATTGCTTTAACAACCTGTGCACGAGTCATATCTCGTGTGTCCTTACCATCAGAAGAGTCTTGTACTTCTTTTGAAGTAGATAACATACCAAGAGAGTCAAGAACAAACATTAATGGTTGACGTTCTGCCTCTGGTTGTTCAAGATATTTGTCAACAATTCTTAATGATTGTGTTCTAAATTCTTGAACTGTAGTAACAGGAACTAAGACCATACGATCAGAAGGAATATTCCTAGTCTCGATCATATCCTTAGATAATGCAGACTCAGATTCAAAATAAATGCACCCTGCTTCTGGATTACTTTCAAGAAAACTTTTTACCATACTAAGAGTAAAGAAAGTTTTACCTGTACTACTCTCACCTGCAATAGCGGTGATCTTGTTGGAAGGTATTCCACCTTTAATACTACCACTTACTAGGGCATTAAAGATGTAACTACCTGTATCTACAAAAGACGCAACGTCTCCTGCTGATACTCCATCTGACACTACACCTGCGTACTCGTTTCCGATGTCACTGATAATGTCTTTAAAAAATGCTGATGTCATACAAAAAGGTCTTCTAAAGTAGCGATTTTTTCTGCTTTCCAGTTGATAGTATCCATAATAACCTGTAAAGGATCAAGAAAACTCTTCTGGAATTGTATATCAAAATCAATGTATTTGTCAAGTCCAAACTCTTTAGGTAATGTTTGGAAAAATGAAATAACATTTTCATTAATTTTGTTTGGTCGTCGAAGATAAAGAAACTTTACTTTCTCTCCCTCTTGTATGAGAGGATACTTATGTGTAACTTTGTTTTTCTTCGCGTGGAAATTATATAGTAACGCACCACGCACGTGTATGGGAGTTCCCTTACTATAAATTGTAGCAGGATTTGAGAATTTGCCAACCCCATTACATCCACGAGGGAATGCAATATCTTCTGGTGGCATAGTTTCAAATTTCTTTCTGAAGTTTCCTACAAATTCTTGTACATCAGATTCTGTACCATTCATAATAACTTTCAGTGCATCTTTAATTGCTGTCCTACAAGCAGCAGGTGTAGATGATTTAACTGCTTCAATACCCATCATCTTTAGTTTAGGTTCAGCGTATTGAACACCCTCACTATTCCATACATTGAGGATGTATCTTTTCTTAGCAGTCCAGATGCCTTTGTTAGCGATATTCTCTCGCTTCATAAACATCTTTTGATCGTATGCGTTTACAGTGGTTGCCAACGCTTCATAAGAATTCTGAATATACTTTTCAAATTCCACATCACACACCTTTTCAAGGAACCTGAGAACGCTTTTATCGCTTTTCTCTCTGCCCTTGAATACAGTTTCAACCAGAGAACCCAGATTAAGATAAATGGAATCGGTATCAGAAGCAATAACATAATCAACCTCCTTTGTTTTTAAAATTTTGTTTATGTAAGAGTTCATTTTGTTTTCTATCCAACGGATAGATAACTGTCCAGACAATGTAATTGCTTCGGCATTGGCAAGACTATAGTATCGGAAGTATTGATTTCCGATAGCACCATAAGCACTGTTAAGTTGAATCTTACGTGCCATCTGGATATTATTAAAAGCAGATATGTCTGCTTGTAATTCTTTATCACCTGTCTTTTCATATTCAGACTTGGCAATAAGCATTTTCTTTTTATAGATCGTACGTTCATCGTAGATCTTTTGCATCATCTCAGGTAAGAAACCTTGAATGTCTCTTCTATATTGTGCACCGTTAGCAGCAACACAATAGTCACTATCAATATCAATCTCACCATTTAAGATTTTGTCCACAGAGATACTTGGGTATCTAGTGGGAACCAAAGTCTCTGGTGAAATGTTATATTCCATAATGAGATGAGGGTACAGAGAGTTAAGGTCGAAACTAACCACCCAATCATATAACCCAGGTATAGGTTCCTTAACGTACGCACCTGCGTATTTGTCATCTTTCTTACTTTCTTGACGAGGTGGAACACAGATCTTTCTCTCCTTTAGATAGTTGTATATAAGTGTATCCCACATACGAACCTGAGAATACACATCTTCAAAGTTTACCTTGGCATCATATGCCATAGTAACTGCCAGTTCGAGAAGTTTCATTTTCTTCTCTAATCTGTCAACTAGATCAACGTCTTTAATGTTGTACTCTACAAACTTCTGCCAATGTTCTGTATAGAAGTCTTTAAAGTTTTCAAACTCACTATGATCTAGTTTACCTTCACCAAGTTCTACTGTAGCAATATGCTCTAGACGATATGACTCTTGATTAGTATATGTAAACTTTCTATAGAGATCAAGATAGTCTAAGATACTGACACCTAGTATATCGTAAGCAAGATTTCTACGTCCTTGAATGTAGACCTCTCGCATATTTACTTTATTCCAAGGTGATAATGACTTCTGCCATTTCTCTCCTAGTACACGTTCTAGACGACGACAAATGTAAGGTATATCATACAAGTTACAGTTCCAACCAGTAATAATATCAGGTGTATTAGAACACCACCACTTATGAAAGTCGGCAAGCATTTCCTGTTCTGTCCAGAACACTCGATACTCTGTGTCTACCTTTGCTTCACGAGTTCCCCAAGTAATAAACTTACCAGTAGCAAGATCTTTGATTGTTATACAAAGCATTTCCTCCTGTGATGCTTCTACATCAGGGAATCCATTTTCACAAGCAACCTCAATATCAATAGTAATGATTTTCATATCACTCATATTGAATCTTAGTTGACCTGGATATTTCTCAGAGATCCATTGATATACAAAACGTTCATAACCGTGAACTTCAAAGTTATCAACGTCTTTATATTTTTCAAGAAACTCTCTTGCACGTTTAGCACCATCCTGTTTTACAGGTGTCATTGATTCACCTGTTAAGGATTTCCATTTACCTTGAGGTGAAGGAACAAATAATGTAGGTTTGATAATCTCTTTAAACGATACTGAATCACCATTTTCATATCCTCTACAAAGGATAGAGTCACCTAGTAACGTTACGTTAGAGTATAATCTGCTCACAATGCTTTCTTGTAATTAGTTATTGCGTCTTTAGATGGATCTACTATAGTCAAAATTACATCAGATGTCAAGAAGACATCTCTTTGATCTGTATATTCTGGGAAAGCAGATACTTTATCACCATCAATTTTCATACAACCTGTAATTAAGTATGATGGTTCTTCATCTAATTCAGTAACCTCTCCCATAAGGTAACTAAGATTGTCCCTTAGTATCACCAGTTTTATTGGTGCCATTCTCTGCCTCCGTTAGTTTTTCCCATTTAGATAATAACTCTGGGTGTGGATTGTAAATTGTTTGAACCTGACTTAACTGTACTAGACAACGTTTGTCTGCTGACATAGGTATCCAAGGAAATAGTTGTAGATCTAAGTCATTAATTTTTTGTGGTTCATCGGTAGTGCCTGATTCAAAAAGCATTTCCGCTGTTGCTTCTACTATAACCTGATAAGGGTTAGTAAGAAAGTATCCAATAGGAGAATATACTTCTTTGTTAGGATACGCTTCTTGAACATCAGCGATTATATCTTCCCCGTTGGCGACTCTTACGATCTTGACGGTCATACTCTTTCTCCATAAGTTGTTGGTAAACACCTTTGACAAGTTCGCCAAAGGCACGACGTGATGAAATGTTTCTTTCGTCTGCTAAGAGACGAACGTAGTAAAGAAAATCCTCGACATCTGAGTAGGGATGTCCATATTGACATTCTCCTTATCTTTAATATGCCGAGGTGTGCAGTTCACATAGTGGTTCATAAATTTAGTTGAATAAAAAAGAGACCCGATGGGTGGGTCTCTTCAGTTGTGTATTATGTATAAAGGTTTAGAAAGTGTACTTAAGTCCTGCTTTCCCTGCCCAGTCTACGTCATCAACATTAGTTGCTGCGGATAACTCACCATAAGCACTTACAGAATCTGTAAGTGTCTTACCACCACCGATGTAACCGATAAGTTCAGTGTCACCAAACTCGTCAGCAGTTTCTGTGTGAGTCACTGTAGGACCACCTGATACATACCAGTCAATACCATTAGGTGTTGTACCTTCGTATCCAAGTTGGAATTCCCAAGTTCCTGATGAATATGCTCCATCTGGATATGAACCACTTGCTTCTACATTAACGTAAGGACCTGCAAACGCAGCACCAGAGAATAGAAGAGGGGTTGCTGCTAGGGCAGCGAATGTTTTTTTGATCATTTTTGTTTTTAGTTTCTCGCAAGGCAATAAAAAAACCCTTGCGGATGGTAGAACCCCCGACATGGGATTCCTTTTACATACGCAAAGGGTTACGATCTTTCGAGTCCTTTGTATGATAGTATTTAGTATAGCACTATACCGTCTTTTTGTCAAGTGTTTTCTTTTCAGCATTCTTTATCATCTTCACATAAGCAATATCTGCCTTGGTGTAGAGTGCTTTATTCTTCTTGCGTGCTTTGATTATTTTCTTGCACTGTTTTAGTGTGTCGTTTAAAGTCATGTCTTAGTTGTTCTAGTTTTTGTCTTGATTCTATAAGCATTTGTGCAGTCTCTGTCCTACCTTTATAGTATTCATCTAAGTCTAACTCAACA